GAACTTGATGAGGAATATTTACAAACACTTCGTGATATGTTGTTTAGTAAAGATGATTCTAATGTTAAGTTAGGTTTTGAAATGATGTCTAATTTAGTACTTAATCAAAGTACAATATTATCAATTTCGTTTCTATTGAATGAATTAATTTATCAAACTAGATTCAGACCAAGTTATTATACTAATAATAATACCAACTTAAAAGCGTTATTAAAACTACTTAAAACAAAAGGTATATATTGGGAACGTGATTGGAAAACGTTTGGTACTGGGTTGCGAAAGAATTTTAAAACAGGAAAAGAAGGTGCTATTGTTAAGAAATTCTTATTAGATAATATCAACCGTGAATTTAAATTGAACAATTCAGCTGCTGAACAATTAGTTGATATAGTTTTTTCAACCGAGGTTCAAGAAGTAAATTTAATAGAAAAATAAAAGCATATGATAGATAATATACATGGCGACATAGCCAAACACTCCAAGACATTAATGTTTCGTGAACCGTTTTATGGATTGTTCCTAATCGGTTTGAATAAAGAATTAAGTGATTCTGTTGCTACCGCTTGTGTTGCTAAAGATGGTATTAACACTAAGTTAGTTATTAGCCCTAAATTTTGGGAGACATTAGGTGAAGGATGTAAGGTAGCTGTTTTGAAACATGAGTTGTTACATATTGCATTTAAACACTTACAAATGTTTGATGAGTATGAAGATAAAACATTATTGAACGTAGCTGCTGATTTAGAAATTAATCAATACATTCAAGACGAGTATAAAGATAAAACATGGGATGGTTTAGAAATTGATCATGCTCCATGGGCTGAATTAAAATTACCTGAAAAAGCAGGTACTAGAAAATATTATGAGTTGATTTTACAAGAATGTAAAAATAATCCAAATGGTGATGTTTGTAAGTTTTTAGATGCTGCTAAAGCCGCTAATGGAGATGGTGAGCCTAGAGAAGTAACTTTAGGAGACGGTACTAAAGTGACTGTTAAAGCGTCTCATGAGTTTTGGAAACAATATGAGAACATGGATGAGGCAGAAAAGAAATTGATGGAGAAACAAATTGAACATCAATTAAAAGATACTGCTAACCAAGTACAAAAACAAAGAGGACATATACCAGGTGAGTTAAAGGAATTAATTGACAGTTTATATGTAAGTGAAGAAGCTGTTATTGATTGGAGAGCTTATTTAAGACGTTTTAATGGAATGGCTAGTAAAGTATTTACTAAGAAAACAAGACGTAAACCAAATAAACGCTTCTATGGTAACCCAGCTCTTAAAATTAAACAAAAGAAAAATACATTAGTTGCTATTGATACTTCAGGTTCAGTTTCATCTGATGATTTGAAAGAATTTTTAAGTGAAATTCATCATATTTGGAAAACAGGAACTCAAGTAACTGTAGTTGAATGTGACGCTCAAATTGGTAGGGTATATGAATATACAGGTGCAATAGAAGAAGCACAACAAGTAACAGGTAGAGGTGGCACCAGTTATGAACCAGTTATGAAATATCTTTGGGAACATAAAGATAAATTCCAAAACTTAATTTACTTAACTGATGGTGAATGTTCAGTTAGTGAAGCACCATGTAAGCCTACTTTATGGGTTCATTGTTCAGGACGAAGTATCAATGAAGATTTACCAGGAGCTAAAGTGCAGATTAAGTAATAATGACCTTAATCAATAACATAAATTTAGTTATAAATAAAAAGTAAAAAAATGGCAAAGACAAGTAAAAAACAAAACGCGACTGTATCATTAAATGTCCACGAATTAAAGGACTTTTTAAAACACATTATTGATAACAACCGTTATCTACAAGAAAACAATAAACCAATGGTATCAACCGAAGTTATAGGTGATAGTGGTATTGGTAAAACATCTTCTATCGTCCAATTAGCAGATGAATTAGGTTTGAATTTCGTTAAATTAAATTTAGCTCAAATTGAGGAAATAGGTGACTTAGTAGGTTTTCCAATTCGTCAATTTGAAATGAAGGATAAAAAGTTAACTGAATGGGTAGATGAAAATTCAGTTGAGGACTATCGTAAGAAAGGTTATGAAGCTACAGGTTTGAATCGTATGAGTTACTGTCCACCTGAATGGATCAGTGGTAAAACAAATGGTGGTATTCTATTATTGGATGACTGGAATAGAGCTGATATGAGATTCATTCAAGCTGTAATGGAGTTAATTGACCGTCAACAATATATTAGTTGGAAGTTACCTAAAGATTGGCATATCATATTAACCGCTAATCCTGATAATGGAGACTATTTAGTTAACAGTATTGACAACGCTCAGAAAACAAGATTTATTAGTGTTAATTTAAAGTTTGATCTTAAATGTTGGGGTAAGTGGGCTGAACAAGCTAAACTAGATGGTCGTTGTATTAACTTTATGTTGATGCATCCAGAACTAGTAACTAAGGAAGTTAATAGTAGAAGTGTTAGTATGTTCTTTAATAGTATTAGTTCACTTAAATCGTTTGAGGATTCATTACCATTAATTCAAATGATTGGAGAAGGTAGTGTTGGTAGTGAGTTTAGTACTTTGTTCACTATGTTCATTAATAATAAATTGGATAAGATGATTTCACCTGAAAACATTATGAACCAAGATGAAACATATGTTATGAACACACTTAAGAGTTTAGTTGGTAAAGATAAGAATTATAGAGCTGATATCGCTGCTACATTAGGTACTAGGGTTGCTAACTATTTAGAGTTCTATGCTAAGGATAATGCAGTTGAAAAACCATTAACTGAACGTATCAGTAAAATTGTAACAGAGAAAATATTCGCAACTGACGTTTGTTACAATATGGTAAAATCTATTTACAATAGTAATCCAAATAAGTTTAAATTAATGATGTTGAATAAAGAATTAGTTAAATATATAACTAAATAATATGTCAGACATAAAACGCATAACACAAGAACAAGCACACTATTATAAGTTGCTAGATTCAGATAAGTTATCGCCAGAAGAGCTTTGTCGCAAGTCCGTTGCTTTTACTTTAACTCCTGATCCGGCTAATCCGGGTTGGGAGTTTATTAATTACTACCAAGATTCACCCATCGATCAAAATGGTAATTTAGTTCCCACCGAGTACGTTTATGTACTTGTGAACAAGTCAATGCCTGATATGGTTAAAATAGGAATGACAGTACGTGATGTAGATGAACGAGCAAAGGAAATATCAGGCGCAACAGGTGTGCCTACACCTTGGATTCCTGTTTACTCATTTAAATGTTTTAACTCATATAAATTAGAACAAGAACTTCATGAACATTTAGATGCAGTTCGAGTTGCAGGCAATAGAGAAATGTTTTATATGCACTCTAATGACGCTATTACCACAGTAAAAAAATTGGGCGATAAATACACCTTAGCCCCGCTTTAAACCACTACTCCCTATGGTTCATATATATTTATATAATAGCATTTACCCCGTTAAATCCCCGGTAAAGGCCGTTGGGAATATTTGGATGACCGCAATAAGAAAGTTTGGAATCCCAGAGTTTTTTCCATATTTTTTTAGAGCACTAAATTAATTAGAATGAGTAATAGAGGAATGAATGGAGAAGTAGGAGTAAGATTATTAACGTTAAGTGACTGTGATTATTGCATGTGGTTAAAGAGTGAGTTAGACAGTTGCGGAATATCCTATGTCGACATTGATGCTAACAAATTTGATGAATTTTCTACTAGTGTAGAGAAAGAATATAAAACTGATACGTACCCAATAGTGTTTATTGAAACTGGTAGTAATGTAGTTGTTATTGTAGGTGAAACAGAATTGGATACCACAGATAAATTACGTACATTCGATACAATACCACATTTGGTAACAATAATTAAAAAATATATAAAATGAGATATAAACAACCAATCCAAGTTAAATTAGACCAATTAGAAAATATGCTTAATGGTTTCGGAGCTAGATTTTCAGATCCTAACTTTAACATTATGGAAGCTAAAGACATGCTTTCAACTATGAAAGATAAAGTTGAAGAAGTTAGAACATTAGTTAATGCTGAACAGGAATAAACTAAATAAATAAAAGTTATGATAACACCAGAACAAATTAAAGACAATTGGGATAAATTTCTATCTAACATAGAACTATATATCTCAGAACCACGTAAACAACTATTACTTGAGTTTTATACTAAACATGAGGAACGTTTCATTATGATGCCTGCGTCTCATAAATCTCAGTATCATAATTGTTTCCCAGGTGGTTATGTCGACCACGTAAATAGAGTAGTAGCCGCAGCTTTAGCATTCAATACTGTATGGCATGAGTTTGGAATGATAGACACTTATACAACTGAGGAACTAGTATTCTCAGCTATCAATCATGACTTAGGTAAGTTTGGAGATGAGGAAAACGCTGCGTACATTGAACAAACAGATCAATGGAGACGAGATAAACTAAACGAAACTTATATGTTCAACGATCGTTTAGAATATATGACTGTTCCTGATCGTGGTTTACATTTGTTACTTAGTAATGGTATTATACCTACTAAAAACGAAATGATAGCTATCAGAACTCATGATGGACTATATGATGAATCAAATAAGGCTTACTTAATGGGTTTCACACCAGAAACTAAGCCTCGTACTTCACTTGTATATGTCTTACATCAGGCAGATTTAATGGCAGCTAGAATTGAGTTTGAAAAGGAATGGTTACCAAAACTATTAGGCCCAAAACAAGAAGCACCTAAGAAAGAAAGTAACTTTAAATTAAATAAAAATAACTCAGCTGTTAAGCAGAAGGCTCTTAAAACAATGGCCAACCCAGCTTTAGCTGAACTAATGAAAAATATATGATAGTAGGAATTATAGCAATCGTATTATGGGTAGCCACTGTGATTGGTTACATTATTTGGAATCTAAATAGTAAAGTAGCTAAATTAGAACAAATCGCTGCTAAACAAAAAATTATTATTGATAGTGTATCCGCGATAGTTGAAGAGTCAAATAGACAACTTTCTCAAGTTGAATTAACTGATGCTTTTAAATCAGATGATCAAATTGGTTTCTTCTTCCGTAACTTACAAAACATTCAAGATTCGTTAAACCATTATTTGAGAAGCTAAGATGAGTGAAGAAGTAGTATTACTAACGAAGAAGGGGACTGTCCGTAAACGCAAACCAAAACAGTCAATTAATTATTTCACTCAGGAAACTGAGGATGCTATTGTTGAGTATTTAAAATTAAAAAGTCCTAAGAAACGAAATAAACTTTTTAATGAAAAAATTAATTATGCGTTTCATAAGTTAGCTGAGAATATCATTCATACTTTTAAATTCTACTATACTGAAGTAGATACAATACCAGAATTACAACATGAAGTTGTAGCATTTTTACTTGAAAAATTACATCTTTATAATCAAAGTAAAGGTAAAGCTTATTCTTATTTCGGTACTATTGCTAAACGTTATCTTATTCTATACAACAATGCTAACTACAAGAAGCTAAAAGATAAGGCACCTGTTGAAGCTGTTGATGAGGATAAATCAATATTAATTGATCTAGTTAATGTTAGTGAGGCAGCTCACGATATTCAACCTGTTTCATTTATGAAGCAGTTTGTTAAATATATTGACCATAACATGTTTGTTTTATTCCCAAAACAACGTGATGCTCAAATAGCAGATGCTATTATGGAATTATTTAGAAAAAGTGAAAACTTAGATATATTCAATAAGAAAGCTTTATACATCTACATTAAGGAAATGACTGAAGCGTCAACACCGCAAATAACTAAAATTATTAAACGTCTAAAAGTAATATATGTTCGTAAGTATAATGAGTTTTACGAACATGGACGTATCACAATGGCGCTGTAACTCTTTGCACTTTCCATATTTATATCAAACACTAATATGGATTTTAACCAAGTTATATTTAAAGATAAAACCTTCTCAAACTTACTAGAGGATATATATAAAAACGCAACTCGTAAGGAAAAGGAAATTAAATCATTAATCGACCAGCTCAAACCAATGATTCAAGAGCCTGGTGATGCAATGATGCTTGTTCCATTACTTAAAGAGTATATGGAAATAGCTGTTAAGAACGATGACGCCTTAATTAAAATGGCAGGCATTGTTCAACGCGCTATGTCTAATACACCTAATGATGGTGATGGAGGTATATTAAGTGAGCGTGATAAAGAATTGTTATTCCAAGAAATTAGTGGTATTAAAATAGGTGAGCCTAAACAATTAGGAAATGGGAACTAAATCAGCTTCATCATATACTAAACAACCTCGTAAATCATCAATTTACGCTTCCTCAGCAACATCTGCTATGGGAAACAAAGCTACATCTCCTTATTTTTATGGAGTTGTGACTAGAGTTGATAATGAAAGTAGAAGAGTATTTTTTGATATTCTATCAGGACAAAATATTGGGCCTAATAAAATAGGTGATGCTTTACCTTTTTATAAAGATAATCTTACATTACCACAAGTTGGAGATACAATTCCATTACTCAATGGACCATCTCCGGAATCAGGTATTTTAGGTGAAGCAGATTCAAGAACCTTATTTTACCTACCTCCTATATCTGTTAATCAAGAATTAGCACAAAATACTATTGTTAGAACATCTGTACTAACCCCACCACCAGCGAACTTACCATCAAATGAAAATTATTTAGCTATAAATAATGGATTTGCTTTTAAAGATAATTCATTGGTAGGAGCTGGTACTGAATTTCCTGGGGATGATACTCAACCACCTCTTGAACCAAATGTTGGTGTTTATGAAGCATTAGTGATATCTGGTTTAGATAATAAAGATAAACTAGGTTATAAAAAACAAGAAGAACAACTACAGCTCTTTAAAGATGGATTTGGTATAAATAGAAATGCAGCAATACTTAGACACAATGTTAGTTTAGATACCATCACTACATTTTTAAGAAACAATCCAAATATTCCTGTTTTCTTATTTAGTAAAGGATGTGATAGAGCTGTTGAGATAATGAATAGTGGTTTAGTAGCTCCTTCTAAATTATATATAATTGAGCCATATTCATCAGGTAACACAGCTAAAAAAGCAGTTGAAGATGCTGTTAGACTTTATAAAGTTCCTATGAAAAATGTTTTTAGCGGTGGTTATCCCGGAACAGGCTCTTTAATTAATGTTAATGGTCAAAAACCTATAGAATTAACTGCTGCAATGGGTCGAACTAGCCACTGGGCTGCTTTAACAACTGTCGCTAAAGGATATGTTAATGGATTTAATGGATTTAAAACCCCACCTCCCCAACCCACTCCATCTAGAAAAGCAACACCACCTTCAAATAGACCATCATCTAATAGATCATCATTTAATAGATCATTACCCCCTGCTCCAAATAAAATATAATTAAATGAGTAATAAACAATACTATACTAATTTAAATCCAAATGAAAAAGTTATAGAGAATAGATTTGGATCTAAAGTTGTCATGGACAACAGTGGTAATGTTTTGCTCACTACATCTAGAAGAACAGAATATATAGATCAACTTCGTCAAGAAGACTATCAAGGAAATATTGATTTAAGTCCTGATGAGGAAGGATCATTTTTTTATGTTGGAACAGGACAAGTTGATGTGAATCAACAAGGTAATATAAATCAAGATACTGTAAATCCTACATCTAATAATTTTATATTTCCTGAGTTTGGTGCGAGTTCATCTGCAATAACTATGCCTTCTTATCCTACTTCTTCTCAAACTAAAGATACATTACCTAGTGATGAAGCATCATATGATAATAGTGCTTGGCTTAATAGTAATGGAGACAATGGTGAAGGATCTGGTTTTGAAGGTACAATATCTCCAGAACAATTAAAGGAACTTAATGATTTCTTTTATAGTATTGATAATATCATTTAAATAAAAGTTATGGCTGCTCTAACTGCTCTTGAAT